CGCGCTTCTGCTCAGATCGACATCGCTCGTAACGAGTTCGGCTACCAGCAGATGGTGTATGCCGGTCTGCCCGTGATTGAACTGGATCGCGACCATCAGAACGCTGCAATCCTTGACAGCACTGTTGCTGATCAGTCCATCTACGTTGTCACCTTCGGCAACGACCTGCTGACCGGTATTCAGAACGGCGGCATCCAAGTTCGTGACCTGGGTGAGTCCACCACGACTCCTCAAGTGATCGTCCGTGTTGAGTGGTACTGCGGTCTGGCTCTGGTTAACGGTCGCGCTGCTGCTCGCCTGACCAACGTTGACGCCAGCTGATAGCTCGCTATTTTTAATCTGGAAGAGAGCAAGAGAGGGGTCGCGCCCTCTCTTTTTTTGTCCATTGGGAACTCTAATACAGAACCGAGTCGTCATCTGTTGGACGCAGGTTTTAGATCTTTCTTTTTTTAATCATGGCCGCACGCTCTTCGGGAATGTTCCCCCGCGAGAAGTTTGATATTGACGCAGACTTCCTCGTTACCGCTTCTGATGCCGCAGCTCCTGTTACTCTGAAGTTCATCAAGACCATCCGCGTTGGTCTGGTCAACACGACCATCACTGGCAACGCCACCGTTGTGTTTAACATCGGCGGTCAAGATGTGACCTTCACCGCTTCTGACTTTGACGAGAACGGCACTGCTATTGCCCATCTTCGTGGTGCTCTTTGCGATGCTGACAACCTGATCAAGTACACCGCCACTGCTGGTTCTGGTACTGTGTCTGTTGGCACTGCTTTCCTCGATGTCGTCGACAACGTCGCCTGATATCTAATCACTGGAATAATAAGGGTGGCTTGAGGTCACCCTTTTTTTTATCATGCATTTACCTGAGTTGCCGACCATCTTCGTCAAGGGTGACGAGGAGCGCAAAGCATATTTCACCATTCAAGCTAAAGAGCTTCTTGCAGCTGGCTGGAAAGTCAAAGGAACTGAAAAGGTTGTTGAAGAGAAGGTTGAAGAAAAGCCTGCTCCAAAGCCTAAGGCACGTCGAGTCGCTAAAAAGCCTGTTGAGATTTCTGAACCTGAGGTTACTGAAGAATGAACGACGATATACAGTATCTAAAGGGTCCGCGTTACATTGATGGCGTCAATATTGATGCTGATATCATTGCAGCACATCCTAAAGTTATTGTTCGTCAAATTGATGACCCTGTCAATGACGGTAGTCTCGGTGAGCCTGCATATGTACCAGGATCTCGCAATTTAGACGGGTCTCCGTTGTAAGGCGGAAAACTATTACGATGCAGGGGACTAATGGCAATGTCATTATCGATTGCCAGGCAACTGGGCAAGTCGAAAGCCAAAAAAGGCAAAGTTATTAGTGAATACGGCGGCAAGGCATCGCCTGTCAGTAAGAAAACCCGCAGTGGAGCAACTGGTCGCCTGAAGCGAGGCAAGAAGAATGGCCGCTAAGGGACGTACTGCCAAATTTTACGCTTCGAATCCTGAGGCGTATAAGAAGAAACTTGCTTATGATAAAAAACGGAATGCCAAACCCGAGCAAAAGAAATACAGGGCAGAATTAGCACGCGAACGTCGCGCCAGAGGAATTATGGGTAAAGGCGGTAAGGATGTTAGTCATACTGCCGGCGGTGGGTATAAGTTAGAAGACCCTAAAAAGAACCGAGCTAGAAACGGTCACGGCAAAAACGGTAGGCTTGCGCCAGGTAAGGGCACAAAAAAAGCTAAACGCTAATGGCTGTAAAGATTACCTCTGCTGATTCAATCCGCAAGGCGATTGTCAACGATGCACTGCTTCGCGAGTTGTTTGACACGGTAGAGGTCAATCGTAATGGCATGGCACCCATTGGTATGGGTCCAACAATTGGCATTCTTGGATTGCCAGCGATAGATGGGTTCGAAGCTACTTGGACCTTGCAGCTACTGGGTCTGACACCTGTAGAGACAAAACAGGTTGTGGATATTCTTTCCAAGATGTTCCCAGGGTCTGTATTTAAGAAAAGCAACGAGATCGTTGTTGTAGAAATCTTTTCACTGGTAACGAAAGAAGTTCTTGATGCTGTAAAAGAACAACAAGACATTGCTCGCCAGGAGAAAAAAGAACGTGAATTAGACTCAGCGATACGTTATGCATCCAGTATTAAGGACGGCAAGTCTGGGGCGAAAGGAGATCGCGGTGATCAAGGATTGCGTGGAGAACGTGGAGAACGTGGTCTTATAGGACCGCCAGGCAGAGATGGTAGGGATTTAGATGCAACAGCTGTTTCGCTTGGTGATTTAAATGGTGTATTCATTGCCGAGCCAAAGGTTGGTCATGTTCTGACATGGGACGGCAGCTCTTGGGTGGCATTATTCGTGCCTCAAACAACTCGTCATGGTGGTGCTGGTATTTCTGAAGCGCCTGAAGATGGTAATTATTATGTACGATATAACAGCTCATGGGTCGAGTTGAGCATTGCCCTTGGCGGCTCTGAAGTTACTGGTGGCGACTTTGATTCCTAAGGAATACTAGTCTAGCAATTTTCGGTCGATGCCAACCCCTGCTAATAGAGCCAAAATTCAATTAGTTCGGGGTTCGTTCAGCAATATCTCGGCAAGCATCGCGGATTTAGTGGATGGCGAACTCTGTTACGCCAAAGATCAAAATCGACTATATATGGTTGAGGGCAGCACCCTTACCGTTGTTGAAGCAGAAGCGGAAGGTGTAGAAGATACTATTGCAGCGGCTTTGGCTGGCGGTACTGGTATTGGCGTCACATACAACGATCCAGTCGACACTATTACAGTCGCTCTTTCTGATACTGCCGTAACACCTGCTCAGTACGGATCGTCTAGTGCTATTCCGATTATTACTGTTGACCAGCAAGGTCGGATAACTGCTGCAAGTACGACAAATATTGATACTGATGTTTTACTGCTCGACGTACATAATCAGTCTGGCTCAACTATAAATAAAGGTGATGTCGTTTATGTCGCAGGTACACACTCTTCAGGTAAGCCAATCATCGCATTAGCCGACAACAATGGCACAAATACTTATCCTGCGATCGGATTGGTTTACGCTGATGTTACCGACGGCAATGACGGTCAAGTAATTCTTAGCGGTCAGCTTCTAAATGTTGACACTAGTAGTTATAGCGCAGGAGATTCACTTTACCTTCACTCTACTGCCGGCTCATTAACAACTACACGTCCTACTGCTGCAACTGAAAAAGTACAAAAAGTTGGTCTTGTCACAAAGTCGCATGCTACTAGCGGCAGCATTCTCATCATCGGTGCAGGCCGTACTAATGACATTAATAATGAGTTAGTCGCTTTGACTGGTGTGGCATTAAATGCAAGCAACTTGGGTACATTTACGGGCACTATTATTACTGATAATACTGATATAAAGACGGCTTTGCAAGAGCTTGAAACTGACTTAGAAACGATCGACGGCGGTTCGTATTGATAGGTAGCCTAGTTCGCCGTTATATAACGGTGTACCGGCCTATATAGGCACACAAGGGAGCCACATGGCTAGCACCATCAAACTTAGACGTTCAGCAACGTCTGGGGCGATTCCTACCACGTCTCAGCTCGCTTTAGGTGAGCTGGCAATGAACACTTTCGATGGAAAGTTGTTCTTAAAGACTGATCAGTCAGGCACTGAAGCAATCGTCGAAGTTGGTGGTAGTGCCGGCGGAAGCATTACTATTTCGAGTGCATTACCAAGCAACCCAGATGTAGGTGATGTTTACTGGGATAGCGATGAAGGTAATCCTTATATCTATTATGATGATGGCAACGGTTCTGCACAGTGGGTTGCACTGGTTGCAAGTGCCGGCGGAAGTGGTGGCAGCACAGTAATTGTTGAAAACCAGCAAGTCATCTCTTCTAATTATACTTTAACTACAGGCACTAACGGTCACGCCGTTGGCCCCATTGAAATCTCAAGCGGTGTTTCTGTCACCGTACCTGCAAACGCTACTTGGGTTATTAGTTAATCATGGCTTACGGAACTGTAAAGGTTGATTCAATCACAACCAGCACCAAAACGGTAACGGTTGACAACTTGACAGAGAATGGTCTTGTATCTTCAAATATCGGATCAACTGTTCAAGCTTATGATGCTGACACTGCAAAGACTGATGTAGCGCAGACTTACACTGCACAGCAAACTTTTGGCGAATTAAAAGAGACTGTACATACTCTTGCTACCACAGGTTCGATTGCTCTTGATCCTGCCAATGGCTCAATTCAAACATCTGTTTTAACAGGTGCTCCGACCTTTACCGACTCACTTGAAGCGGGTCAATCTGTTGTACTTCACCTCGAAGGAGGTGCTACTTACACTGTTACTTGGCCTACAATTACTTGGACAACAAGTGCTGGTAATGCAGCTCCAACTTTAACTGCAAAAGATGTACTTGTTTTGTGGAAAGTTAGCACCACTCTTTACGGTGCATATGTCGGGAGCTATGTCTGATGTTAGGTAAACAGTTAACGCAGGCAGCCGCCGGGGCTGCAGCTGGTGAAGGTTTGTACGTCGATGACGTGTTCAGCACTTATGTGTATGAAGGCACAGGTAGTGCTCAAACAATTACGCACGGCATAGACATAACCGGCGAAGGAGGTATGACATGGATCAAGCGGCGGAGTGGCACGTCTGATCACAATTTATTTGATACAGAGCGAGGCTTTAGTTCAACAGCATCGAATATACTTTTTCCAAACTCAAATAGCGGACAGTTGAGCATTTCGTCTTATGTAAATGCCACAACAAACGGCTTTGTATTAAACCATAGTGGCAACGATACAAATGATTCTAGCTCTAACTATGTATCTTGGAATTTCCGCAAAGCGCCAGGGTTTTTTGATGTAGTTACTTGGACTGGTAATGGAGTTGATGAGCGTTTAATCTCCCATAATCTAGGTTCAACACCAGGGATGATTATGGTTAAATGCACAAGTGATTCTGAAAATTGGATTGTATGGCACAGAAATATAGCTACAACCAGTTACTTACAATTAAATACAAATGATTCACTTTTAAGTGGAATTAACCCTTGGGGTAGTAATACTCAGACAATTAACAGCACTCATTTTAGTGTTAATAATTATGGAAGTGTGAATAGTAGTGGAAGAACATATGTCGCCTACGTCTTCGCCCACGACGATCAATCGTTTGGCACAGCTAGCGACGAGTCAATTATTAAGTGTGGAACTTTCACAACTGATAGCACAGGAAAAGCAACAGTTGATTTGGGTTGGGATGCTCAATTTGCTTTAATTAAGCGCACAGATAGCTCCCAAAGTTGGTATTTAGTAGACACCATGCGTGGCTGGATTGCTCCACATGGTAATACTTTTAGTAATTTCCTTAGAGCCGATGGCAATAATGCAGAAACTGTTAGTGGACTTATTACATCTCCCACTTCGACTGGATTTTATGCAGATATATCTTCCAGTGCAACATACATCTACATCGCAATCCGTCGTCCGCATAAGCCGCCGACTGCTGGAACAGAAGTATTTGATGTCCAGACTTCAACCGATGACGGCAGTAGTGGTACTCTTACAAGTACCTCAGTCACAGCAGACTTAACAATAACTGGAGTTAGAAGTAGTGGATGGGATACATGGGTTGTAACTCGATTGATCGGTAACGGAGGACTTCTTAGAACAAATCAGAATTCCGCTGAAACAAGTTATACGCAATGGAGCCTTGATGAACAATACGGGTTCCGCCATACTGGCTTTTTTGCCTCAAATTCTATTGTTGATTACACCTTCCGCCGTGCTCCAGGGTTTTTTGATATTGTGGCTTATGATGGAACGGGATCAGCAAGAACGATTGCCCATAACCTTGGCGCTGTACCTAAGATGATGATTGTTAAAAAGCGCGATAGTGCAGAAAGCTGGTCCGTCTACCACGAAGCACTTGGGAACAACAAAAACATATGGCTTAATGACTCTAATGCTGGGGTTACAAATGCAAGGTGGAACAACACAACACCAACAGATTCAGTATTTAGCGTAGGCACAGATACTGGTACAAACGGTTCTGGTGGAGAGTACATTGCTTATTTGTTTGGCGATGTTTCAGGTGTTAGCAAAGTTGGTTCTTACACAGGAACTGCAACAAATGGCCTTCAGGTTGATTGTGGATTTACCAATGGTGCTCGCTTTGTAATGGTAAAACGTACTGATGGCACTGGTAATTGGTACGTTTGGGATACAGCCCGTGGCATTAATGCTGGTAACGATCCTTATGTTGCCCTTGACAATACTAATGGTGAATATAACAACAACGACTTCATCGATGCATTTAATGCTGGATTCATAATCAATGGTTCTACTTCTGCTGGCCTCAACGCCAGCGGTGGCACCTACCTCTTCCTCGCAATTGCTTAATCATGGAAATCCGCAATCGTTCAACTGGCGCTGTCATTACGATCAGCCAATTTAAATCTGACAATCAGAACACCAGCTTCCCCAAGCAAATCACTGCTGACATTCTTGACAGCTATGGTTATGACGTTGTCTTAAATGGGCCTGCAGCAACCGTAACTGCTCCTTATGGTGTCAGCGTTCGGGATGGCGTTGAAGAAGTTGATGGTCAATGGTTTACTCGCTTCGTCGCTGGTCCGGTTTTTACGGATACTACTGACGACGACGGCAACGTAACCACTGCTGCTGACAACGAAGCCGCTTATCGTGCTGGTGTTGACGCAAAAGCTGCAGCTGGTGTTCGCACCCAACGCAACAAAAAACTTGCTGACTCTGACTGGACTCAATTACCCGATAGTGGTGCTGATGCAACTGCTTGGGCAGCGTATAGGGCCAGTCTGCGTGACTTACCCGCTTCCGACGGCTTCCCTCACGATGTGACCTGGCCTACGGCTCCTTGACAAGGAATAATATAGAGAACAATCTTGCTTTATGGCTCTAGATTTCCCCGCTTCACCAACTAATGGGCAGGTGTTTTCATCTGGCGGGGTTAGCTGGACCTTTGACGGAGAAAAGTGGAAAATCTCTAGCTCTAGTATAGAGCCAGTATTTATTTCTAGCAGTACTCCAACTGGCGTTGCTGGTCAGATTTATTGGGATTCTGATGAATCTACAGCATACATTTACTATGACGACGGCGACACCGCTCAGTGGGTGCCATTAACTAGCACTGCACCTGTATCTTTTGATGCGTCAGCAATTGTTAGCGGTACTTTACCTGTAGCAAGGGGTGGTACTGGCGGTACTTTACCCGTAGAAAATGGTGGTACTGGTATAACTGTCTATGGGTCTGCTGGTCAAGTCCTAACCTCTAATGGTTCTAGTAATAATCCATCATGGCAAGATGCAAGTGGTGGCGGAAGCTATGACTTTGTTGCAAGTGGAGCAATTGCCAATGGTGACACAGTAATTATTAATACTAATGGAACTGTTAGCGTAGTTGGTGAAACAGGTTCCTCTAATCCAAATGCTGGTACTCCTGCTGTATTTGAATCAGCCAATAGCAACTATACCGCATCGACATACGACTCATATAACAATAAAGTGGTTATTGCTTACAAAGATCTTGCAAACTCTAATTATGGAACAGCAGTTGTAGGAACCGTCAGTGGCACTTCAATTAGTTTTGGTTCTCCTACTGTATTTGAATCTGGTGAAGCTGAGCATATTTCAGCAACATTTGACTCCAATAGTAATAAAGTAGTTATCGCTTATATGGATTATGATGACTCTCAACATGGAAAAGCAGTTGTAGGAACAGTAAGTGGAACCAGTATTAGTTTTGGTTCTCCCGTTACATTTGAATCTGCTAATACTCGATATATTTCAGCAACATTTGACTCTAATAGCAATAAAGTAGTTATTATTTATAGAGATACTGGAAACTCTGGTTACGGAACAGCAATTATTGGAACCGTCAGTGGTACATCAATCAGTTTTGGTAGTCCAGTAGTATTTGAGAATAGTGGCACTGTTGGTACTAATGGAGTAACATTTGACTCCACTAACAATAAAGTAGTTATTGCCTATAATCGTAATGGTGGAAGAGGAATTGTAGGAACTGTAAGTGGCACTTCAATTAGTTTTGGATCTAGTGCTACATTTGGAGCTGGTGCCATAACTTCTCCTTCAATAGCATATGATTCTTCCAATCAAAAAGTAGTTGTTGGTTATCAAGATTCAAATAACTCTGATTATGGAACAGCAGTTGTAGGGACTGTGAGTGGAACATCAATTAGTTTTGGCACTCCCGTAGTATTTGAATCTGCTAGTATTAATTGCAACCAAACCGCACAGACATCATATGACGCTAACAGTGGTAAAATAGTTATTGCTTATAGAGACGCTGGTAACTCCAACCAAGGAACAGCAATTGCAGGAACTGTAAGTGGAACAAGTATTAGTTTTGGCACTCCTCTCATATTCGATGATAATTCAGATTTCTTTTCAGTAACATATGACCCTGACAATGCTAAAGTAGTTATTGCTTATAGAAATGTTGGAAACTCTAGTTATGGTACAGCGGTTGTCTTCAGTCCCACTAGTATTGTAACTAACGTAACTGCAGTAAACTATATTGGCATCGCAGCAGAAGCGATTGCCGATACAGCAACTGGTAAAATTAATATTATCGGGGGAGTTAATGAAGGACAAACTGGTCTCACAGCTGGCCAGACATATTATGTTCAAGGTGACGGATCGCTTGGGCTAAGCCCTGATACTCCCAGCGTAGTTGCTGGCACCGCCATTTCCGCGACTAAACTTATTGTTAAAGGGTAAAAATGAAAACTATTATCAAAACTGACACCAACTTATCGCTCTACATCTTTAATGACGATGTAGTTGTTGACATCCAAGGCAGCCAAACATCCGTTGGCGATCCTGTAACCATGCATGTTTGGGATTGCAACTTGAGCAACGTTACGCTGATTGAAAATGTCACGCCACCTGCCGATTGGACTGGTCACAAGTATTTCTATACGGCTACCGACGGTTGGCAGTCGAACCCTGATTGGGTTGACCCAGCAACAATAGATGACGAAGAATAACTTGCAGAGAAGCAAGGAATAATATAGAGAGCAATATTGACCCATGGCTCTAGACTTTCCAACAGCGACATCTGTCGGGCAAACATATACCCAAAATGGTTATCGTTTTAGTTGGGATGGGTCTAAGTGGCAATCAGTTTTGACTGACCCTATCCAGATTGTGGATGGAGGTAATTTTACCTCTGGTTTCTCTCTTGCTAATGCTACTTCCGATATCAATGGAGGATCATTCGACTAATGCCTACACCCTCTACTAGAACGCCAATTCGAATTGCTCGCGGCACTTATAGCAACCTCAATAGCAGTGTTGCTGACATACAGGAAGGCGAGATTTGTTACGCAACAGATGAAGACAAGCTCTACGTCAAAGAAGGTGGTTCGCTGGTTGCTAGTCAAGCCGACCCAACATTCACAGCTCAAACCGTTCACAACGGTGGCATTGACTCAAACGGAAACGTTGACGTAGCTGGATCATTAAACATTGACGGTCCTTACAAGCAAGTTGCTGAAGCTGTCAGCGCCTTGGACATTGATTTGAGTACTGGTAACTACTTTACCAAGACTATTAACGCTAATTCGACCTTTACCTTTTCTAACCCGCCTGCAAGTGGCACTGTTTGTTCTTTCACTCTTGAACTGACTCATACCTCTGGCACTGTTACTTGGCCCACAAGTGTCAAATTTCCAGCTGACACTGCTCCTACTCTTACCGCTGGTAAAACCCACCTCTTTATGTTCGTCACGGATGACGGTGGGACCCGCTATCGCGGTGCTGCCCTTGCTGACTACGTGAATTAATATGGATCCAATTACACAACAACAAATCCTGGGAGCCGCTTCAGGTGCAGCTGAAGAGGTAACCATTGATGACGTGTTTAGTACTACTCTGTATGAAGGCACTGGTAGTGCATCAACGATTACAAATGGGATTGATTTAGCGGGAGAAGGCGGTCTTGTTTGGATCAAAGAAAGAGATAGTACAGAATCACATAATTTGTTTGACACCGAACGCGGGGCTACTAAATATCTAAAATCGGACACCCAGGATCAGGAATATACGGCAAATAGCTCGCTAAGTGCTTTTAATTCTGACGGCTTTTCTCACGGTGGTGGCGGAGGATCAACTAATCAAAGCGGTAAAGAATATGCCGCTTGGACATTCCGCAAAGCCCCAGGGTTCTTTGATGTAGTCACTTGGACGGGTAATGGCGTAAATGGACGGCAAATATCTCATAGTCTTGGGTCCCAGCCTGGAATGATTTTTGTCAAAAAAACTAATAGCAGTGCGAACTGGTTTGTATATCACCGCAGCCTGGGTGCGACTAAAATCTTGCGATTAAACCTAACCAACGCAGAAGATACCTCTACAACTTACTGGAATGACACTGAACCCACGTCAACGGAGTTTACGGTCGGCACAGCTTCAAATACAAACGGAAACGGTGATTCTTTTGTCGCCTACATCTTTGGTCACGACGATCTTATTCAATGCGGAAGTTACACAGGAAACGGTTCCACTAACAGTATAAACGTTGGGTTTCAGGCACAGTTTGTAATTGTCAAAAGGACTGACACCAGTGGTCAATGGGTCATGCATGATGCTGCAAGATCAGCCCCTAAAGAATTGGATGCAAATAATGATACTGCCGAAACCGATTCATCTGGTTTTAGTTTCAGTTCTACTGGGTTCAAATTAACCGACGGCAGTACTGACTTTAACGCAAGCGGAGGGGAGTACGCTTATATCGCAATTAAAGCACCGAACCCCATCGACTATTCAGTCGGCACATACTACCCAATGTTTGCTGTGAAGGCTTTTGATGTCGGCGGATCCAGTATTCCTACCGCCAACAGTGATATACCAATGAGGCGTGCGCTATCTTTCGACACGAACAACACCTCACCGCTCTATGGAAACGAAAGCGTGTCGGATATGATCAATATTTTAGATGATCACAAGTACACCTGTAACCCTGATTTTGGCGCAAGCGGTAACAAAATTAGTGCAATTATGATTAGACACTATCAAAGCAACGGCACGCTTTACGCAGGCGGTCAAGGTTCGTTTGAGTTTGATAGTACTAATTTCAACATATACGACAACGCTTGCAATGCGACCGCTCTCCCTTCAGAAGCACCAGATGGCACCGGTAGTATGAACAGTGTGACGCGTGCATGTGGAACGATTTCAAACATTGCACTTAGCGGTCTTCCCAGCGGATTTAGCGGCTCTTTATACGCTTATTTAAATCAATCAAGCCAAAGGACTGGTGAAGCGCAGGCGACTGGAGTGGGCTGGGCTGCTGATAATGGTGATTATGCTTTTATTGCGATCTGCACAGAGGAGCATATGACAGATACTGATCAGTTGGACAAGTATTTAAGTGGCGACAATAGTACAAACCCAGGACTAGCTTTTGGTATTTCAGACTCAGACGGACGTGGTACAGGTAGCGAAACGACCCCGAGAGAGGGCATCAGCCGTAGAGTCGCTAGCTACTCTTCAGTTGTGACCAACTGTTTGGTAGAAGGGTCGGGACTGGAAAGCACCCACAGCGGTCATACAATTGAAGGTTATTTCATCGTTTACGGAAAGTATCTTTCCGCATAAAATTAAACAAACTTAATCACTTTGCGTTTCTGAATCATGCAAGTCCGTAACCGCAACACTGGTGCTGTAATCACCGTTAAGCAATTTAGGGCAGGCTACCCTAACACAAGCTTTCCTAAGGAAATCACTGCTGAACTTCTGGACAGCTACGGTTATGACCCTGTGCTGAAGGGTGCAGCCGCAACCGTCACCTCTCCTTATGAAGTCAATACTCGTGATGGGGTTGAACAGATCGATGGTCAGTGGTATAGCCGTTTTGTCGTTGGCCCTGTCTTTGTTGATGATGATGAATTAACCGCTGCTGAACAAGAAACTGCTCATCGGGCACGCGTTGACGCGGATGCAGCTAGGACTGTTCGCAAAGATCGCGACCTCAAACTTGCTCAAAGCGACTGGACACAATTCACTGATTCACCTTTGTCGGATTCAGACAAGACTGCCTGGGCAGCTTATAGGCAAAGCTTGCGCGACATCACAGCAGCTGATGGCTTCCCCCATACGATGAGTTGGCCGACCGAGCCGTGAAGGTAGCCTAATTTTGTATTAGGTAAAGGCTGTGGAGCTTATCGCCGCTATTATTGGCACCATGGTTGGTGTCGCTGGCATGGGGATAGGTTCCATTTTAAAACGAGAAAATGCCGACAGAGAGGCAATCGTCAAGCTGTCAATGGGCGTAGAGCATATCGGCAGAGAGCTGCAGGCAATGCGGGAAGACATGAAAGAAGATCGACATGAGATCTACGGACGTCTTGGCAGCATTGAGCAGAGAATATCTAAGTTAGAAGCACGTCGTTGATGTAGGCAGCCTATGGCGCTTATGAGGTCGCCATGGAATTTATCGCTCTGATCATCGCCAATGGTCCTGAGATCATTAGCGCTCTTTTTGCAATCCATGCTGCTGCATTGGCAGTCGTTAATTTAACTCCTACTCCTAAGGACGATGAAATCGTTGCTAAGTACTATCGTATTATCGAAGTCCTTGCCGGCGTCGTAACGAAGGTTGCCAAGAAGTAATTCATGGTTGTAGCTGCAATAACATGGGCGCTTATTGCATCATTGGCGGAAGATGCTGGTGCAAGGTGTCCTAATCTTGTTGCAGCTCAATGGGCGTTGGAATCCGGCTGGGGAGAACATGTCACAGGCAAAAACAATCCCTTTGGCATTAAAGGGAAGGGTGTGTTTGTTGACACAGTCGAATGGAACGGCAGCGAATATGTAAAAAAAAGGGCTGAGTTTAAAAGCTATCCATCTACAAAGGCTGCAGTGGAAGAACTTGTTGACAGATGGTATAAAGACTACAACGGATACAAAGGAGTCAATAACGCACCAAGTTGTATCGCAGCGGCAAGAGAACTGCAGAGACAAGGCTATGCAACAGCGCCTGACTACGCTGAGAAGTTAATACGATTGCTGAATAGGAACTCTTAACAGGTTATACAAAATGCTGTGACTCGTAACGTCAGACTGCTTGATGCCGTCAAGTACTACCAAGGAGAAGTGCATCAGAACTATGCATGGTTGACGTTAGAGGATATGTTGACGGATGCACAGCTAGAAGCATTTACTCGTTTATATCGCACTGGTAGTAAGCCTTCTAGAAAGCAAGAAGGTTTTCCACTCAATGTGGAATATTTTTACCAGCGGGATAGTAAGACTGGTCATGGCGAAAGGTCATGCCAAGCGTCTGCAATTGCAATGGCGGTGAATTATATCGATCCGAATCTCATCATTGATGACGATGATTACTTGACTGATGTGCTTTGCTATGGAGATTGTGTGTCGCAGTTGTCCCATAAGGGTGCATTAGACGCGATGAGCGTTAAGCACCAATTCAGGATGAATGGTCGCGAGCAGGACTTGATTGATTTACTCGACAAAGGATATCCAGTTCCGATCGGCATTCTGCATAAAGGCTTGATTGACTCGCCTTCAGGCGGTGGTCATTGGATTACCTTAATTGGCTATAACGATACTGAATTTGTTGCTCATGATCCGTTTGGCTGCATGAGTCTGTACGAAGGCGTTTATCTTCGTGATTGGCCTGAAGATGGGAAGAATGTCATGTATTCCAGGGAATTATTGATGAAGCGTTGGTTGATTGCTGACGATTCTGACGGCTGGCTTTGGGATTTCTCTGAGAACAAAATTTTGTGATGTCACAGATTGTATTACCATTTTTGCCTGGATATTATTGGGATGGCAGTACCTTGAAAAGTACTGGTGTCGCATTGCATCCTACTCAGCACATAAATCAAAAGACTGGCGAGGTGCAGTATTATGTAAAGCCGATTGGATGGTGCCACTCGGCTTATATCAGGCATCAAGGTCTTGTTGATTACATCGACTCAGTGGCGCGTTCAATAACTTCTGACAAGTAACGATGGACTTCATCAACGTCCCAATCGTGCTCAGTGTAGAGCATATTGCCAAAGAAGTTTAATTTAGTCTCGTGGTCTTCGTTCCAGCCACCGACGTCAATTGCATCATCGACGACTTCACTGATTAAACCGAAAACCCGTAGTTCGCTGATAGCATTTTTCTGCTCAACTGTAGAACGAACATGATCCATGCGATCATTGTCGATCATGGAAAACATTGCATGAGCAGAGTGAATGACAAGCATTGTCAAGGTCTCGTTCAACTTCTTGATCTCGTTCAAGATCTGTTGATTAACGTATGCGCAGAAAACAAAAAGTGCGTTTCTCATTAGCCGAATCCCTGACGTTCTTTTATGAGTGCGTTCGTGTTATCGCTCTCAACGAATGAAGCGTCGTACTGCATCCGTACGATACTTTTTTCGATGAAACCTTTGATGCTATCTAGGACATCTTTCCCTTCCCTCCACACTGCCTGGCGACCTCTGACTTTAGAGTGCCAGATCTCTAGGTCTTTGTTTAGCTGATCTCCTTCGAGTTTCATGCGACGTACCAGCCACGCAGCGTGAGCAACATGTGCCAAGGCATCAGTACCTCGTATCTCGTTGAGCTGTGGTTCGGGATTGGAGTGAGAGTCCATGCCGATACGGTTGAGCTGTGCCAGCGTGAATAGGTCTATATCCAATTCTTTGGCGGCAGTCATTAGTCTGTAGGCGCGATCTTCCAGCATGGCGGACGGATTATTCATAGATCCACCTTTGTGACGAGCTAGGGCATGGAAGTGGTCGATTACGACTGCACGAAGTTCAGGGTGCTTAGCCTTCATCGTTCGCATGGTGTTGATGCATGTGTCAACACAAGCTCCCCAGGGCGATTCAACCAAAACTTTGCCACCACCCTCTTCGAGTCTCATGCTGGTCTGTGCAACGATTTCTGCAATACGGTGCTGATTAGATGATGCACCAGGAAGTTCCAGTTCGCCGACGGTAACGTAACCAAAATCATCGCCACTGTTTTTCCACCAGCGTTGACCGAAGTACTGGCGACTCAGGTTGGCAATGAGCCTTGCCTCGATGGATCTCGATTCAAGTTCTGCTGAGACAAAGCCGACAGTCAGTCCAGACCATGCCAGTGATGCAGCAACCTGCACGCCGAGGGCAGTTTTACCAACGCCAGTGCGAGCACCAATGACAAGTAACCTGCCGGCCCGTGGCATATTAGGTCTCGGACGCGAAACACCACCATCGATGTCGATGTCAAACGCAGTGACGCCTGTTGAGGCAGGGCGATCTTGTGCTTGCGCTTTTGTGATGTAATCAGTCCAATTGAGTCGGTTGCTCCCAGGGTCACCAATAATTGATTCGGTCAAGCTTGTGACTTGTCCCTGGTTGCCCACAGAGCCGCTAAGCATGCTTATGCCTTCCATGCTGCGATTGTTTATAAACTCCAGAGCCTTCTCCAACTTCGGCTCTGTTTTAAGGTATTGACCTGCCAGGAATAGTGTTTCTTTGTGCAGTGCTAGGGCACGTTTCTGTTTGAGAACGTCTAAAGCTGTTGACCATTCGTTAGCTGGATCACCATAAGCACGCATGGTTTCATCGTTTGTCAACTCAGAAATGGTTTGGCAGAAGTCAGAGAACTGCACATCCCTGTTGGCAGGATTCATCTGCTCGTAGCCAGTGATAATGCTTTGACGAGAAATTGTTGTACCTGTGCGTTCACCTAAGAACGTCATGTCAATCTCTTTGCCGACAGCAAGAAAACATGGATTACCCCACAAATGTGCAGGCAGTGGCTGACCATGACCAACGCCAAATGCAATCCGTAGTTTTGACCATAATTCCCGTGCTACACCGCTTGGGCTTGTCAGTACACGACACAGAACAATTGCTTCTTGGTCGTAAGTATTGTCCTTTTCAACAATAGAAGTAGGTTGCAACTTATTTACGATACGAGCAGCACCAACGACTGTATTGACCGCTTCTGTATTGACATTGACGACTTTACCATCAACGACTTCCATTAAGCCTAAGTCAACGGCTTTTTTGATGTAGTACGGCAAATCCATTAGTCAATCTCCACGTTAATTCCCATTGACTTCAGTTTGGCAACAGCTTCGGCGCGATACCTGATACTGCGTTGCTTTTGCTCTTCACGGTTATAATTTTTATCAATCTCATAGTTATGCACTTCAATCTCTTCGAGCAGTGCTTTTTGTTCAGGAGTGTATTCTTGTTTCTCTAGCGGTTCTTTAGGCTCAGCAGATGGATCACCGTCGTTGTACAAGTCTTCGACGTTTTTCATTTTGACATCCGTCGGGTTGCCGTAGCCAAAAACTGCCTTGAAGGTTCGAGTCTGTGTGTTAACTGTTTTGATCCAGAATTCACTTGCAGAGAGCCCGCGACAAACGGAGCAGATAAATTGCTTAACGTCTTTTTTTTGTAGCCCGAGATTTCTGAGGTGCGCCTCGACACATTGTTTCTGTTTTGCGGACAGAGAACGAATCTTTGCGAACGAAAGAGGCTTGCACTCATTCCAAGCGTCGACAATCTTTTCAGAAAAGTTAAATTCTGGTTTTAATATCGGCGCAGGCGGTTTTTTAGGCAAGGAGTCATTCTTGAGAACTTCACATTCTGCTTTAAAGAAATTCAGTTGCTGCTCGCGTATTGACTTTGTTGCCAGGTTCGGATCATGCATCGTAACGATGTGTCCGTCCTTGCTGATTGATATCAGCCCTTCTTCGACAAGCACCTGAAGACTTCTCCGCCTTGCGGTCGAACCGCAACCCAACTTGAATTCAGCATGAGACCAAGACAGCTCACAATGATCTCGATCTTTTGATGCTAGCCATGCCCACAGCTGACGCGCTTGCCCTGTTAGACGTTCGTTGAACATAACGGCGTCAAGAGGCATCTTGACCCAGCCGTTACCCAGTTCAGAGCCAAATTCGATTTTGTGCAGTCGTCCGGAAGGCAGCCGTGTCGTCGTCATGGCTCGGTGGCAGTGGGCGAATCGTAACGGCGAAAACAGGGCTGTCAACGGGTTGCAACACTTTCATTTTGAGACCCCGCATTTTGAGACCCTCTCATTTTGAGAGGTAGCAAAACCTTGCAAAAAACCTTTCATTTTGAGACCCTTTGAGGTAGCATTTTGAGACCCCCATCTATATAGATATCTTAATTCCATAAATGGAATTAAATTATGAAAGACATAGAAAAGGGCCGGCGGCATGAAAAAAGAGGAGGGACGGAACAAAAAAGGCGAAACACCATCGGAAGCGAAGCGTCGGTACAACCGGACCTACTACGAGAAACACAGGGACCGCGTCATCGCCGCCCAGAAGGCCCGTGAAGCCGCCTTGAAGGCTGCGGAGGAACACAGACAGGAAAAGATCCGCCAGAAGCGCTTAGAGAACATCCAGCTGGCCACTGAGACGCGAATGCGCTTGCGTGAGGAGTGGATGGATTTAGGGTGGATCGTCGCCAAGATGAATCTGGAAGCTGGCATGAGCCAGAAACAGATCTTTCAGGTGTTACAAGGCTTGACAACCAAGAAAAAAATTGCTGAGTGGTGTGCTAAGGGGAAGCGTTTGGCTACGCTGAAGGCAAACCGTAAAAAACAAAATGGCTGAGCTGCCAAATCTCAAAGGTGTTGCAACTCAAGATCTTGTTGAAAGCATCGGGTCTGGTCGTTTTTCCGCGAGCTATATCAACTGGTCACGCACCATGCAGCTGTTCAGGGAGAATGCTCCTGGTTGGCAAGTCGAAACATTGTTTGCAGCTGATGGCACTTTGCTTCACAAAGCTCCAGTAGGTGGTTATCTTCTGCTTCGACTGCGTCATCTTGACGGAAGCTGCACTCCTGAGGTTCCGCAGGCAGTCATGGACAACCGCAACAATGCCATCCCTTATGAAAAAATTACAGCTCGCGATATCACGGATACTCAGCGACGTGGTGCTTGCCTGGTGCTGGCAATGCAAACTGGACTTGCCCATGAACTCTGGGCAAAGATGCCGCTAGAAAGCGGTTATCAGCAATCTGAAGAGCTGGAGATTCAGCAATCGGTAAAGTCTCAACCGACTGGGACGAACAAGACTTCCAGTACTACAGCACCGGTCGCTGCGGAGGATGCCAAGGGGTCTAAGACTGAGTTCGTCAGCCTGGCTAAAAAGATGGGTCTCGTTGAGCCTGCCATCAAAGACTTGATTAGCAAGATCAATGAGAACTACGCTAACGGCATCAAGACTCTTAAGTCGAAGGATGACAAGTTCGTCCTGCAGATGAACGAGCGATTTCAAGCCTCCGAGTACTGATCTCGACTATATCGTCAGGGATTTCGCACTCTTTTTCGGCGGAGTCGTATTGGACTCACCATTTTCATCACAAGGGGCTTGACGCCCCTTTTTTTATGCCTATTATATTCGCAAGCTTTTTTCTTTCAGTGGACGAAATTACACTTTGGCTTGAATCTGCAGCACGTTATCCACTGCTTCCAACAGATGAAGTTCTTCGTCTAGCCAAAATTATTCAGAACAAAAATAGCACGAAAAATGCACGGGACCGTGCAGTGAAAAAGCTTGTCCGTCATAATCTCAGGCTTGTGCCGAAAGAAGTAAGAACATTTGGTAGCGCTAAAGTCTCCTATAACTGGGGTGGGTGTAACACCATGGATTTACTCCAGCAGGGTGCAATAGGTCTTGTTCGTGCAGCCGAGCTATATGACCCAACTCGTGGCTACGCCTTTAGTACTTATGCAACTCCGTGGATCAGGCAAGCAGTTCGTAGGTTCGCTAACAGCAACTATTCGTCGATTCGCATCCCTGAAAGCACTGTGCGTGACTTGTTTAATTACAAGCATGGCAAACGCGATTTCAAGCAGAAATCTATGGCAGGAGTTGAGGAGCGTCTGAACTATGCGCAGGCTGCCATCAATGTCAACAGCCTTGATGCTCCTCCTCCGTCTTCAGTTAGAGACGGTGATGTTGATCAAGATTGGTATGAGTGCATAGCTTCCCTCCAGGAAAGGCCAGAAGCCGTCATGAGCTTTGAGCACATGATGGATAAGGTCAGCCTGGACCCTGTTGTGGTTGATTTGATTTATAAGCGTTTCATGCTTGGTGAAACTAATGTCGAAATCGGTAAACAGGTCGGTTTGTCACGAAGTGCGGTTTCTCTGAAAATTCAACGCGGATTAAAGAAACTACGTCGTTATCACTGCGTAGAATGATTTGTAAACACCCTTTGGGTTCTTCAATGGCGTCCATTAGCATTTCCGGCAAAATTGTCGGCAAGAAGTCCGACCCTGCGGTTGCGTTGCGTCAAATCGGCGAACTGTCTATCGCAGAATTCTCAGTGCTTGACACTGATTACTGCTACTTCAAGAACAAGGATGATAATCCTGGTCAGTTCTACAAAGTTGCTGTAGCTAGTAAGGCTGCTACCTGGCTGGCAGAAAACCTGACTCATGGCAGTAAAGTTACTGTGCATGGACAACCTGTCTGGCGCGAATACAATGGCACTAAGTTCCTCGACGTGAAGAACGCTCGTGTCGTTGCCATGGATGATCGGAAAACTGCCTCAGATGACAGTTCGCTGTTCTGACTTTTTGG